CGGAAGGCCGCGGCCGCGCCCCCGAGGTTCGCCAGCACCGTGGCCTTGTCCTGCGGGATGATGGCGGCGCGCGTCGGGCTCGTGCCCACGGTGCCGAAGTACGGGGCCGGCAGTGCCTGCTGCGGCTCCACGGCACTCTGGATCATCGTCGTAGCCATCGTGGGCTCCTTGGGCGGGATTCTACGTCGGTTTGCCGTCCCGTGACAACAAGACCGGATCCCCGGGGCTCAGCGCCACCACCAGGCCAGCACGTCCAGGCCCACGTCGAAGGCGCGCGCCCAGCACGGGATCCCGCGGGCGCCGAGCGGCGGGTAGACCCGGGTCCAGAGGACCCACAGCAGCAGGGCCGCCAGCGCCACGACCGCGCCTCAGCAGCTCGCCGCCGTGGCGACGCCCCACAGGCGCCGCAGGCCTTCGACCGTGCCGTTCCAGTGGCTGCGGTCCAGGTCGCCGTCCACGCCGGGGAGCCGATGATCGGCCTGGGTGAACTGGTGCCCCGACCACGTGGGCCACGGGGCCACGGCGGCATCCGTCGGCACGGCCGCGGGGTCGGCCGGATACCAGGCCACCAGCAGCGGGCAGTCCTGGAAGACCGGGTCGGCGAAGGCCTTCTGGTTCTCCTGGACGGTCGAGAGTTGGACGTACAGTACCGGCGAGCGCCCGATCAGTTCCTTGATCCGTGCCGCGTAGACCCTGGCCTGGGCGATCGTCGCGGTCGTGCCGCCCGGCGTCGTGTTGCGCTCCAGGTCGATCATCGGCAGGAGGTCCGCCGGGAATAGGCCGCCTTCCGTCGACTTCACGAGCGCCACGAAGGCGTCGGCCTGCGCGGTCGGGTCCTCGCCGGTGAGGAAGTCGTAGGCGCCCCACAGGAGCCCCGCGCGGCGCGCGCCGTCCCGGTGCGCCTGGTAGGTGGGGTCGCGGTAGCCGAGGCCCTGGTCGATCTTGTGGATCACGGCCAGCACCTGGGTGCCGTCCGGCTGCGGGGCGGCGATGGCGGCCCAGTCCCGGACCGCGTTGTGGTGCGACATGTCGAGGATCGCGCCGCGCAGCATCACTCCGCCCCGGTCCACGCTTCGATCAGGAAGGGCAGGAAGGCGAAGGGGATCCAGCAGTCCCCGTGGTCTCCCCAGGCGACTCCCCATTGATTGCGCACCAAGAAGGCCGCACGCGCGTTGTCGTAGCCGAGCGCCAAGAGGGCGTGGCCCCCGAGGAAGCCCTCGGCATCCGGGTTCGGGACCGCGATGTTCCCCTCGGCATCCGGCTGCTCGAAGCTCTGGTACACCTGGATCCCGAAGACCACCGGGTTCGCCACCAGCGCGCGCTTGAGCAGTTCCAGGTCACGCTGCACCGGGAACACGGCGCCGAGCTTCCAGTCGTTGGCCGCGCAGTCGGCGAGGGGCAGCGGCGGCCTCGTGAAGTCGCCGGCGACGTAGGGCATGTCCTGCTCGGGGCAGATCCCGCGGTTCTGCGCGACGTGCGCGCCGTCCCCCAGGCTGGCGCCGCTGTCCTCGTCGATCCGGCCCTCGATCATGCGCTCGTAGAAGTAGACGAACGCGGGGCTCAGGTCGAACGCCAGGGGCTGACCGACCGTGTGGCCGTGGATGGCGGCGCGTGCCCCCGCCCAGGCGAAGCCGGAGCACGACCCCTCCTGGAGCTGGTCGCGCACCGGGCGCGCGTACATGCGCAGGTCCACTACGTCGGGTAGCGGGCTCCCCATGCCCACTGATCGGTACGCCCGCAGCATCGGGTGGGCGTCGTGCGTGGGCCGCAACATGTAGCGGAACCCGATCATGGACTTCGCGGGTTTCCGTGGCGCGTGCGTGTGGCGGTGTCGGTTCACAGGGCCCCTTCCCGGCGTGCCGCGGCACCCACCGGGACGCCGCCCGAGAATCCGCCGTCGGTCAACTGGAGCGTGCCGTCACCCGCGCACCCGTGCGAGGTCGGCGAGCGAGGTGGGAGCATGCGCCAGGCGCACCCGGCGCCTAGGCCGATCACCGCCGCGAGGATGAGGAGACGCCGCTTCATCTACCAGGACAGGATGACGGTGTTGCCCGGGGGCGGGGCCGAGGCAACCGGCGCAGGCACGCCCACCACCGGCGAAGTGCTCGGAGCGCCTGCGCCCCCAGGGCCCCCGCCCAGGCTGAAGTTGAACCCGAGGCTGACGAGGCCGAACCAGGAAGCCGCCCCGGCCGACACGTAGAGATCCCGCCCGCCGCCGGCGCAGAGGAGGCCCTGAAAGGTGCAGACCAGCGCGGCCGCCGCCGCCGAGGTCACACCCGCGCCGTGCCCGAGGAACGCCGCGCCCTCGATCGACAAGAGGTCGTAGGAGTGCCCGGCGATCACCTTCGGGAAGAACCCGTACGAAACGGCGTAGCCGGCGCCCGCGCCCAGGACGGCGGTCTGCTTGGCTCCCGTGAAATCGATCCTCACGAGCGGCACGGTGGGTCCGCTCGACAGGCCGTCGGCGCGAGCTGGAACCGCCATGAAGGCGGAGAGCAGCGCGAGGAACAGGGGCGCGAGGATGATGGCGGCCGGCGGGGGCGGCAGGGGCGCCGGCGCGGGCTTGGTGGTCTCGCTCCCGATCGCGTGGATCAGGGCGTTCAGGGCCTGGTCGTGAGCGTCGGCGAGCGTGAGCGGCCACTTGAACCAGCCGGCAGTCTCGCCGCGTTCCAGGAACGACACGATCCCGACGAGGACGTGCAGCCAGGTCTCCACGCGCGGGTGCTTGATCGCCCAGCGGTTGGCGACGGAGGCGGTCAGGATGGTTCCGAGAGCCGAGAGGATCGCGACGTGGTGCGCGACCAGGAATGCCCAAATGGCGGTCATGGGCAGAGGGTTTCACCTCCGCCCGCCCCTGTCAAGGGTCCCCCCGGGTAGGCACCCCGAGCTTGGCGGCGATCCGCGTGATGTTGTCGTGGTCGGCCGCACGCTCCTTCAAGTCTTCCAACCGGTCGGCCTTGTACTGGATCACGAACTCGCTGAACGACCCGGCGAGCGCCGCGGTCGACGCCTTGTCGGCGGCGTCCCCGGCCTCGTGCTGGGCCACGTTGTCCCGGAGAGTCCCTACTTCGGTCGTGAGGGAGTCCAAATCCTTCCCGGCGGCGAAGTACAGTAGGCAGAAAGCCACGACGGCCCCGAGACCGCCGAGCAGGCCCGCGACGCCGCCCAAGATGGTCCCAATTCCGATAGTCGCCGGAACGCGGACCTTGATGTGCCTCGGCTTCTCCTCGTGGGCGTGCGGCGGAACCGCCACCGCGGCGATCTCCCCCGAGATCCCGGACTTCACCTCGACCACCGGGATCTCCTGCGGGAGGTGTACGTGGCGCCCCGTCCCGTTGCGGTCATCGTCCTGGCCCAACGTGCGCCCCCCTAGAACATCGCCACGGCCGGCTCGACGTAACACGGCGACGTGGGCTTGAGGTGGGTGCGGTGGCCGCTACCGTCGGCCATGATGACCTCGTACTTGTAGTAGCCGGACAGGAGCGCCGGCTTGTAGTCCGCGGGGTCGATCGTGAAGTCGATCGCCGTCCCCGAGGGGATCGGCGGGATCGACAGGTTCGGCGTGCCGGACTTTTGCAAGAGCGGCACGAAGTCCCTGGTGACCGGGGGGCCTATCGTCAGCGCGAAGGTCTGGCCGGCCACGATAGGCAGGGGTGAACCCCCGGCCAGCAGCGCCATGACGCGCACCGTGTAGGAGTTGCCCCGGATGATCCGCAGAGGTTCGCGCGGGTTGGTCGGCACCAAGCGTCCGCGGTTCGTCCCGTCCTCCAGGACGCCCGAGAGGACGATGAGGGCGCGGGGCAACGCCATGGGCAAAGCCTACTACGAGATCCCACGCGGGGGAAGGATCTACGCCTTCTCCCCCGCGTCTAGCTCGATGGGCGCGCGCCTGATCTCGCCGGTCACATCGTTCACCCGGTCCTGCGGGCCCAGCTCGTACTTCACCCGGATCGCGTCGTCCAGACGCCGCGCCTCGGCATCACAAGCGGCCTGTGTCGCGGCGAGGAGCTTGAGCCGCTCGCTCAGGGCCAGGATGGAGGAGGCGGCCTGAGCCGCGCGGAGGTGCGCGTTCGCCGATCGCAGCAGGTCCAACTCCTCGACGTGATCTGGCTTGGGCATGATCATGCTCCCCTAGGCGGCAACGGGACCCCCTAACAAGTGCGCAAGGCCTAGACCGTGGTGTCGACCTGCACGGTGCAGTTCACGGCACCGGCCCCGGCCACCGCGGACTTCGCCGACAGCGACATCGTCTGCCCGTCGGTGAACACCACGTCGCCGGTCGCGTCCGCTTCGGTCTGCCCCGCCACGATGGTGACGGTGAGGGCGGTGTTGACGCCGTTTTGACGCAGCGTGAAGGTGTTGTCCTTGTCGGCAGCCACCGTGAACTGTGCGATGATCCGGCGCGCCGTCCGCCCCTTGACGAGCTTGAGGAAGACCTCGGTGTTGGTGGGGGTCACTCCCCATGGCGCCAGGTAGACGGCACTTCCCGTTTCCGGGAGTGCCGCGCACCCGAAGATGAAGGGGCCGAGCCCGGCGTGCGTGTCGACGTAGTTCTTCGATGCGGCACCCTGAGCGGTCGCGGGGTCGGCCACGTTGAGGATCGATTGGTTGGCGTCCACCGCCCCGTTGGAGCCCGCGAGGGAACCGTCGGTCTTGATCCGCCAGGTCGCCGCCCCGGCGTTCGGGGAGAAGAAGAGTTGCGCCGGCCCGTGCAGCTCCAACGCATTCGCCGCCACGCCCCCGCTGTCGAGGGACAGGCCGGCCTGTACCGTACCATCCCCGGTGGCGTTGAGGAGCAGCTCCGCGCGCGTCGCGGCCAGGGCGTCGGGGGTGTTGAGGTTCAGGACCGAGGCAAAGATGCCGAGACCGAGCCGCTGGGTCTTGAGCACCATCTGCCCGACCACCCCGAGGGCGCCGTCGAAGTAGAGGTCCGCCCGGTGCGTGTGCCCGGCGCCGTCCCCGTCGAGCGCCGTGTAGCTCGGCTTCACGTGCGCCGCCGCCCCGGTGAAGTCGGGGTTGAGCGTCATGGACAGGTGGGCGCCCACGTGCCCGTCGATCCCCACGGAGAAGGTGACGTTGCCGAGGAGGTCGAGCGCGTCGAGCAGGTCCCCGGTCTGCGTGTACGTCCCGTTCCCGACCAGCGTGAGGGTCGCGGCGACCCCACTGGTGTCCTGGCTGAGGATCGATAGGAGCCCGCCGGTGTCCTCGTAGACCTGGGTGGTGTGGTCGGCGTGTGCCTTCCAGAAGGTGGCGACGCCCCCGAAGTGGGGGTTGTCGGCGCCTGCGCCGCTGAACCCGTAGGCCCCGCCGCCCGTGAACATCACGTCGAACGTGCCGCCCCCGCCGTCCACACTCGTGATGATGCCGAGGGGAACCGCGATGGCCCCCGACCCTGAACTGTGGGTCGGGATGTTGGTGAGCTTGCCGCCGGGGCCGAGGAAGATCGGCTGGGACTGCGCGAACGGCCAACCCGGCAGCGCGGCACCCGGAATCGCGTAGACCGGGCCGACCAGCCGGATGTAGCAAAGCTCCCCGGCGTTGGCCGTGAGGGCCCCGTCACTGACCCTGGCAATCATCAGCCCCTGGACCTGGCCGAACTGGCCCCCGTTGAAGTCCGTGGGCTCCCAGGTCTGGATCCGCTCCTGCCCCGGGAGACCCACCTTGAGGGTGTCGTTACCGCCGGTCGGGTAGGCCACGTCTCCGAAGGTCAGCGTCGAGGCGGGCCCCACCTCCCCGGTGACCACGGGGCCGTCGGCGAACATCTGCTCCAGCCTCGCCAGCCAGCCCTTCGCCCCCGCGGCCGGCGCCTGCGCGCCCACGGCCGCGGCCCAGCCGCGCGTCGACGAGTCCTCGACGGTCTCGCCGGCCGCCGGGATGCGCTCCCGGGTCTTGAGGCTCCGGATGCCGACGATCGCCGTGTCGGAGGTCTCGGTCGGCAGCGTCTGGTTGACCGTGAGGCGGAGCCGGGTCGTACCCTCTTTGCGTGGTGTATACGTGGGGTTGTGGATGTTGGTCGCCGAGAGGTTGTCAGTAGTGCCTGGGGGCTGGTCTAGAATCTCCCACAGCCACGAAACGACACCTGCGTCGTTCTGGTTTGTGAGCTGGACGAGGTCATCAATGGGAAGGTCGTCGTTGCTTCCAGGTACGGCGTTGATTGTGATCTTGGCTACCGGGGGCATGCTACCTCCTCGTACTTCAACACGTGCCCCGCCGCGGTCTTGGACACGCCTCGCAGGTGTCGTGAAATCGCCTGTTTGCTTACCCCGTACGCAACCGCCGCCTCCCTGAGTGTGTAGTACCGATTCCCTTCCTCATCGTAGTAAGGGCGCAGTCCGGCCCGACGAGCTTGCGCGCGTCTGGCCTCTGGATCCGTGAATCGTTCCGTTTGGAACACGGACATTTTGCGGCGCGATTCATCCGTCGCGCCCTGCTGGAGATACCCGAGTGCGACCGCCCGCTCCTCCGTAGTCTTGGCCTTCCATCGTTGCCGGGCAAACTCGGCTATTCGGCGCCGCCCATCGGGGGAAGGTGGGGTCCGCGCGTGGCTCGACAACCTCCGTTCACGAGTGGCAGGGTCGGCCCAGGATAGCTGTGTGGCCAACGACATCTTTGCCCGCGATTCCGGAGAATGATTGTGTCCTACTTGGCCCCCGTCCGAATGGTTGGTGAGGTCGGGGTCGAGGTCACGATAGGCCGCGATCCATTTCCGTTCGGCGGTATCAAGCGCTGTGTCATCGTTCCCCTGTACCACTTCCAGCACAAGACCGATCGGCGCATGACCCAGGGACCGTAACCACCGCGCAGAATGGGTAGAGGTGCCCCGGCGCGAATCTGCGATGTGGAGCGCAATGCGCTTCGTCAGGCGCAAGTGGGTCTGCCCCACGTACCTCACCCGCCCCGTGCAAGGGTCGATCAGGGCATAGATGAGGGCTTGCGGCGGCATCGCGGCCTCCTGCTAGTAGGACCAGTCGATCGCGAAGTTGAGGGCGCCCGGGTAGAACAGGTTGTCGGCCCCGTTGGCGATCAGCACGTACTCCGCCACGATGGTCTCTTGGCCGAGGGCCTCGGCAGTGGCCGGCACGCTCCCGGTCAACTCGCCGCCGGCGATCACGTGCGTGCCGAGCGAGTCGTTGTAGACGCCGACCCCGGCCGTCGCGGTCGTTCCCTTCTGCGAGGTCGCGCGCGCCGACAGCGCGGGGGACCCGAAGGAGATGGCGCCGGCGATCACGTAGACCTTGACGATCCAGTGGGAGGCGTCCTGAATCTGCTTCACCGCGCACACCCGCACGCCCGGGGGCGCCATCACGTTGGTGAGGGACAGCACGCCGCCGACCGTCATGCCGAGCTGTCCGGATACCCGGCCCTGCCCATGCGGCAGGAGGATGAGCTGCCGCATGTCCTCGACGTTGGTGGCGTCGAGTGCCACGGCGCCGCCCGGTACGATGATCCTCGCGACTTCCTGGTAGCCGGCGTCCACGGCCGGGGGCGCGGGCGCGATCGACGTGATGGCCCCGGCGGCAGGCGTGCCGGTCTTGTAGTTGATGGCGCCGGCCCCGTTGATCGTGAAGACCCCGCTGTCGAGCAGGAACTGTAGGGTCTTCTTCACCGAGCCCGGCACGTACTTGCCGGTGATCGTGTTGAGCAACTCGCGCACCTGGCTGTTGGTCCAGAGGCGCTGGTAATTGATCTCGATGAGGTCGCGCCGCGGGTTCACGTTGGAGGCCGGCACGACGAAGGCCGGAGTCGGCGGCTGGATGACCAGCGGCTTCCAGGCCGATAGGTCTGACACGTTGGCCGGCGCCGCGACGCCCGAAGACGGCGGCGACGTGGTGAGCACCGGGTTCAACTCGTCACCCGGAGCGTTGTAGAAGCCCAGGCCGGCCGCCATGGCAAGATTGAACCCGCCAGCCGGCGTCACCAACCCGGCGGCCCCGATGAACCCGGCGGTCGGGACCGTGCCGACCGTGCCGGTGCCGTCGTGGAGCGCCGGCGTCGCGACCTGGAGTAGCAGATCCTTGAGCGTTCGGTAGACCTGGGAGAACCCCTGATTAAGATCGTCAATAAGCGGCCGCTCTAGGGCCGTCAGGGTCGTCTGATCGAAGTCGTTGTCCATTGGCGCCTCCTAACCTACGGCCCATCCAGCTCCACGTCTACCAGAACCCCGGCCACCTTGAGCGCCTGCAAGAGGTCGAAGAGTCCCTTGTAAACGCTGTCCTTCGACGGATCGCTCCCATTCCAACACCCCTGGCGGAAGCCCACGGCGTCGAGCTGCGCGGCGGCCAGGGGCACATCCTTCCCCAACCACGCCCCGATCGCACGGTCCCCGCCGGTGTCGGGCGAGGTCTCCACGGGGCCCACGGCCGTGTCGTTCCAGGCGAACCCCGTGTCGTGGAAGCACCCGAGAACCGGCACCACGACGATGAAACAGGCCACGACCGTCGCGAGGCTGAGCCAGCGGTTCCCAAAGGGAGACGCCGGGAAGTTGCCCACGTACCCGGGGCTCGCCGGGTCGGCCGTGTACCAGACGAAGGTGTTGGACGCAGCCTCGTCGTACTGCGAGTCGGCCCCGGGGATCGCGTGGGTGGGCGCGTTCCACACGGTCTGGAGGCGCATCTCGAAGGACTCGATGAAGTCGGCGGTGTCCCCGAGGTACGGCGTGAAGTAGGAGGTCAGCGCGCGCCGGATCGCGCCCGGCGTGAGGTTGTCGGGCAGCGCGCGCACCCGGATCCGGTAGGACAGGTCCGACTCCCCGGGCCGCCGCAGGATCCCGCGATCCCCGCCCAGCTCGTCAAGCCCGGCCGGCTGACCCCCGGTCGTGGGGTCAACCTGCTGGCAGGACGTGTTGTCGTCGATGACGGGCTGGCCGTCCGACGTGAAGGCCAATAGCCGCCGGATCGTATCGATCTCGCCCGGCAGAACCTCGCCGTCCGCGGCCGTCACCTGGCCGGGCAGGTTGTACTCGTAGCCGTAGGCCTGCGCGACGATCGGCGCCGTCACGGTCTTCACGGTCCCGTCCGGCACGTCGAACAACTGGTCTACCGTGGTGGTGAAGCGCCGGTCGCCGCGGCTCGTCGTCACCTCGGTGCCCGCCCTGAGGGTCACCCGGAGGGCGCCGGGCGGGTCCTGCCGGCTGAACACCTCGAAGCCGGCCGCCAGCGCGCCACCCGTGGCCGTCAGGATGACCATCTGCTTGTCCGTGTTGGCCGCGGCCTGCGAGGCGCGCACCGCAATCGCGGCGAAGGCCTGCAACAGCTCGTAGCCGGGGCCCGGGTCCTTGAGGTCGCCCACGTAGTCCTCGGGCAGCAACCGGTCGAACAACGCCAGAAGGTCGCCCTGCGTGAAGGCGACGATCAGTGGCGGCAGGGGGGGCGCGGGCGCGGGCATCGGCTAGGACGGGGGGATCGCCGGGTTGACCAGGTTGAGGGCCGTGCGGATCACCTGGAGCGGCCCGGCCGGCACCACATCGCCGAGCGGGCTGATCAGCTCGTCCCCGGTGAAGACGAGCCCGGGCACGCCGCGCAGGGTCCCCAGCGCCGTGTTGGCGACCCAGGTGGACCCCGGGGGTAGGGCGTTGGTGTACTCCACGATCGCGGCCTGCGCGCGCAGCGCCGTCGCCACCGGGTCGGCGCCCGTGGCGAAGTGCAGGCCGAGCTGCACCGACAGCACCGCCACGACCGCCACGGTTACGGGCACGTAGATGCCGGCGCCGCGGTACTCGTCCAGCGCCTGCGACACCGCCACGGCCAGCGCCTGTGCCTGTGCCTGGTAGGCTACCGGCGTGGGTGTGTAGGTCATCAGATCCGGCGTGAAGGCGTCGGCCACGACCAGCTCGACGACGCCGGACGGACGGCCGTTCGGGTCGAGCGCCTCGATCACGGAGGCCGTGACGACGCCCGGAACCGCCAGGGCGCCCTGCACGAGCGAGGACAGCGTGGCGCGCCGCACCGTCGTGAAGAACTGGCGCCCGCGCGCGCGGAACGCCGCGTCGGTCTCCTCGTCGGTCGCCCCCGCCGACGCCAACGCATTGGTCGTGAGGAGGCCGGCCGGCGCCCCCGAGATCGTCGAGACGATGTTGCTGAGGGTACCGGCCTTGACCTGCTGGCCCGATCCGGTCAGCACCGACCGCGCCGTAACGTCCAGTGACGAGTCTCCGGCGGGGAAGGGCAGGTCCACGACGGTCGCGTACTTGACCCCATCGGGCGTCTGGACCTGCGTGCCCGCCGGGATGTCGAAGGCGCCGGCGGCCGGCGCGGGCAGCGAGAACGTCTGCGTGACCAGGCCGGCACCCGCGGGCACGCGCACGAGCCCGAACAGGTCGAACATCCGGCGATCGAGCAGCGCGCCCGATGCAGACGTCAGGTACGCGCCGGCCGCCACGTTCAGGAGCTGGAGGACCACCTGGTCGGCCGCCGCGCACGCCGCCGCCAGCATGGCGTTAGCGTCGGCGCCAGGACGCTCCACGGCATCGCGCGAGAGCTTGGCCTGTAGGACCAGCACCTGGTCGCGCGCCACCCGGAACAGATCGCCGTAGCTCGGAAAATCACTCACCACATTCACCAGAGTTTGTGTCCATCTAGAACCTCGTGCCCCCCAACACCAGGGGGATCTGAGCACCGACCGTCGTGCCCAGGCGCAGCCGCGCCCGGAACGTGATTGTAACGGATCCGGTCGCGGGGCTCGTGGTGATCGCTACGTCCACGGACTCGACCTCCGGCTCCAGCAGGATCTGCTGGGCGATCTGCTTCTTGAGCGTGGCGCGGTCGCTGGTCTTGAGCAGCCCCTTGGGCTTGAGGCCGAAGCCGTAGTCGGGGAGGTGGAAGAACTCCCCGGGCCGGGTCGTGAGACGCCGGAGGATCAACTTCTTCACCAGCGCGGCGCCCGTGTCGGTCGCGTAGTCCCCGCCGGCGGCGATCTGGAGGGTGCCCCCTACGACACTGCCGGAGGGCGCCGGGCAGTTGGCGAGGTCGCGCCCCATCAGCCTAGCCCCCGGCTCGCCAGCGCGGCTGCCGGCGTCGACACCTGGTCGTACGCGGCCCCCGGGCACTCCGCCACGGAAGGCGGCAGGATCGCCCCCCCGCCGGCGTCCAGCAGCGCCCCGGCGTCGACCTTGACCACGATGGCGAACTGCGGCAGCGGCAGCAGGAAGGTCAGGTCCCAAGCGGTCCCGCCGTCCGAGGCGGTCTGCAAGACCGTCAGGACCGCGTCGGTATCCAGACGGGTGACCACCCAGGTCTCCGGGTTGAGCGCGTCCCCCACGCCGTAGGGCGACGCCGCCAGCGGCGCCGTGGAGAGGATCACGCGGATCGTCCGGTTCGACACCGCGTAGGCGCCGGCCACGTAGAGCGCTGCGCCGCCCCCGCCGCCCCAACCGCCGAGTCCCCACGGCCCGCCGCCGCCCCATGCGCCGCTCACTTGATCCCCCGGATGGTGTCGGACAGGTAGTCGCCCGCGCTGCTCTCGAACGCTGCGATGAAGCCTTCGATCGCGAGCGCGATCGGCGCCGCCGACGCGGGCGTTACCCCCGGTAGCCCCCCGAGTGCGATACCAGCCGTCACCACGGCGGCCGCTGCCACCGGGGCGAGCCCGACGAATCCCGGATCGACCCCGGATGCCTGGAGTGCAGAACCGGCAGCCGCCAAGGCGGTCGCGAGGAGCCCCCACTGCGTCTGAAGATCGCCGTTGAGCGTGGCCTCGGCCGCCCGGTATGTCGTGCCCAGCAAGTACTGCTCGGCCGCGTTCTCCGCGCCGAGCTGCACCTTCGGCGCGTTGAGCGCGATCATGCCCGCGCCGGACGCGACCAGCCGAAGGTTGCGGCCGTCGCGCACGCGCGTCACGTAGTCCTCGGAGTGGGACACGGCCTCCGGGGGCGGCAGGTCCGACGGGGACCAGAACACGCCGACGATGACGAGCCCGTGGGACGGTTCGCCGGACGGCGCCTCCACCAGCACCTCGGCGCCGACCTCGATGGGCCCGTAGGTGCCGTAACCCGACCCCGCGTACCCGGCCGGCATGCGGGCGCGCTGCGGATCGCCGGAGGGCATGAGCGTCACGTCGGCGAACACGCCCTCCGCCGGGTCCACGACGATCTTCTCGACGGCCGCCAGGCTCGACCAGAACTTCTGGTTGACGCCGAGCGCCGCGGCGATCCTGTTCACGTCGGGCGTGGTTCCGAGGCGCCTCATCCGCCGCCCCCAGGGAAGACGGGGTTGCCGCCAATCGTGAAGGTCGTGGGCGGGGTGGCCCCGAGCTTGGAAAGGTCGAGCCCGGGCTGTCCGGTGGGCGCCGCGGGAGGCGGGGCCGTGGGGGGCGGCGCCTGGTGGGGCGGGTTGGCCGGGCCCACGTGCGGCACGGCCTTGGTGACCGGCACGGCCGTGTTGGGCCCGATCGCCTGGGCCATCGACGCCGGGTTGTATCGGGCCTCCACGTAGTTGGCGTAATCGAAGGCGATGGACATGCCGGTCTTCGCCGACCACGTGAACCGCGCGGTCTGCACGCGGAAGGTCTGGACGTTCTGCGGCACGCCGTTTCGCGCCGTCGCCACGATCACGCGCGCCAGGTTCTCATCGCCGCCGAGCGCCGCGGCGATTGCCTTGATCTCCTCCTCGGGCGCCCGCCGCGCGTGGTCCGTCAGTTCGGAGACCAGCGGGGACTTCGCCGACAGGTGACGCGTGTCCACCAGGATGGTCACGGGATCGCCGGGCTTGAGCCGGAGGAGGTCCGGGTCGCTGTTGTCGCCACCGAAGGACGCGCAGTTCTTGGTCTCGCAGGTCCCCTGGATGTCGCCGATGCGCCCCAGCTCCTCGAAGACCGACTGCGCGATCTGGAGCAGGGTCGCGGGGTTGCGCACGCCCGGCACCGGGATCCGCAAGACGTTGGCCGCCGACGAATCGCCGGAAGGCGCCACCGCCGTCGTCGAGGCGGTGTCTTCGGCGGATCCCGCCGTGGGGTCCGCCTTCGGCCACCGCGCCGTGATGATCTTCTTGGCGCCCCGTGCCGGCGAAGACGTGTCGACGCCGATTGCCTCGATGGCCGGCACCGTCACGCCCGTCAGCTTCCGGTTCATCTTGAAATTCTTGAGATTGTTGCCGTAGATCATCGCCCGGAAGGAAATCGGCGAGGTCCCGCTGTCGAGCTGCACGGCGCGCCGGAGCCCGTTCTTGAACGGCGTGGGGATTCGCGGGTCGATCCCGGCGTCCTTCACGACGTCGTAGATGCTGCGCACCGGACGGATGTTGAGCGTGAATCCCTCGTAGTAGGGGATGGCGCCGACGAGGTAGCAGAAGTGCGTGACGACGTCCCACAGCTTCTGCTTGCCGGACTCCCCGGACGGCGGCGCCGATGGGTCCCCGCCGTCCGCGCCGCGCCCCACGCGGCACACGTCGTCGAGCCCCAGGCACGTCGGGATCCCGTCCGGCCAGTCATCCGGGTTCACGCGCACGTTGCAGAGCGCGTAGAAGGGGTGCAGCCCGAGGATCTGCCGCACCACGTCGTCGATGCCCTCGTCCAGCTTGAGGCCTTCGAGCTGCCCGGGGTAGAGCGGCGTGTCGAGCAGATATCCGCGGTAGTCCCGGCCCTCCAGCGTCACCTCCGACTTGTCGCTTCCGTACTCGACCGACACCTCGTCGACGAAGCCGGCGATCCGCAGGGTGTCGGGGCGCGGCCGCAACGTCGACCGCCGCCCCTGACCGGCCGGCGGCAACGTGGTAACGCCCGTGCCGAAGTCCCCGGGGTCGATGCAGTCGGTGTGCACCTCGACGCCGATCGCGCGGAAGGCCCGCGGGTCGATCGGCAGGTCCCGGAAGTCCAACGTCAGGGAGAACTTGCCAGCCTGGCGGAAACCCGGCAGCTCCACGGTCGCGGCCTTCGGGATCACCCCCACGACCTGGGAGATCCGGTCGGCCGCGCCCGAGAGCGCCGCCGGCTTGAGCGACACCGGCGCACCCGACAGCGCCTGCTTGAGGACGTTGCCCACCGCCGTGGCCGCGCCCCCGAGGTTCTTCACGATCTGGTCGGGGGCGAGCGGCGACGGCGCGGCGAAGTCGAGGAAGGCTTCGTCGAAGCGGATCGCCAGCATCACCGAACAGGCCGGGTAGTAGACCTGTGCGCCGGTGAGTAGCGGGTTGGTCCGGCCGCCCAGCGCCGCCGAAACACGGTCGAGCGCCTGCGCCGTCTTGCTGGTGCCGATGTCGCCGATCGCGGCCATCTACGAGGCCCTCACCGACACGCCGCTCGTGAGCGCCGGGATGTAGACGATCTGCCCGACGTCGAGCGAGGACGACGCCAACCCGTTGAAGACCAGGATGTCACGCCAGTGGTCGGGCACGCCGTAGTACAGGCTGGAGAGCCCCCGCAGGTCGTCACCGGCGCGCGCCACGTAGACGGCGAGCAGCGGGCTGGCATCCGACTGCTGCTGCACGTCGCTGGCGTTCTGCGCGGCAAACCACTGCATCTGCCGGGCGCTGTCGATCGTGGTCCGCTGGTAGAGCGCCGACGCCAGGGTCTGCCCGAGGGTCGGCTGCGCGCCCGGCACCAGGTCGAACAGCGCCATGACCGTGACGGCCAGAGAGTCGAGCCCGTCGATCACCTGGCCGGCCAACCCCTTGACGATCAGCAGCGACGAGACGGCCGATCCCGCGATGTCCGGCAGCGTGTAGGTCTGGTCGGCCAACAGCGACACGGACGACGACATCGCCGCGGCCTGCTGCTGGAGGCTCGCCACAGTGCCGGCCAGCGATCCGGATACCCCGGGGTCCAGCGGCGTCGGCGGCGCCTGGACGGTGTTGGTCATGTCGTCTACGCGCGCGCCCAACTTGCTGTTCAGGGAAGCCCAGTCCACCCCGTTGACCAGCGGGGGCGTCGCCGGGTCCCCCTGGTTGATCCAGTCGAATTCCATCTCCCAGCCAAGATCCCGGACCGACCCGTAGTCCTTGAGGGTCTTGGACTTGAACTTCGTCATGATGCCGCGGCGCAGGTACGGGCCCCACTGCACCTCCACGAGCTGCCCCTTGCGCCGGAAGTCGTCCGCCACCTCCGCCAGCGACACGGCGTCGGTCAGGGCGTTGCCGTCCAGCGTGGCCGGCGCCGGCGCCGTGGGGTCGGTGTTGCCGAGGAACCGATCCTTCCAGATGCCGTTGAACGCCGTCTCCTTCTCTTCGGGCCCGAAGACCTGCATGGTCGCCGTGGGGTTGCCCGGGTAGAGGGTCTTGTCGGTCCGCTGCTCGCCGGACCACTCGATGTCCCGGTACGGCAGCGCGCGGCCTTCCAGGCGCAGCACCCGCTGGTCCCCGGTCAGCTCCGTGATGGTGAGGGGGAACTGGTCGTCGTTGAAGATGTGACTCGGCGTCATTTTACTGAAAAAGTCGGGCTAAAGGTGGACTGAACCGGGCGGTCGCCGAGCGACGCCAGCGCCTCGGTGGACGATACGGCGATGCGCTCCGGGTCGAAGCCCTCGGCGAAGTTGAGGTCCAGGGCGACGTGGACGTTGATCGGCGGGGGCTCCTCCGGCTCCTCCGGGGCCTTGTCCTCGTCGGACTGGTTGAAGTCCGGCACGGTGAGGGCCCCGGTCACGGGGTTGACGTCGAACTGTGCGGTCTGCGCGGCCAACGTGCTGCTCACGCCGCCCATGGACTGCCCGCCGGCCGTGTGGCCCTGCGTCATGAGCGTGGGGAACCCGAGTTCGTCGGTCGTCGGGACGTAACTGCCGGCGATCGGCATGGAGATCCCCGACATCATGCGTTGCTTGGTAGGGTCCCCCTTGAGGGCATCCAGGGCCTTCGGGATCAGGTAGAAGGCGGTGGCCGCCACGCCCAGGCCCAGGATCACCGGCCCAAGCGCCGCAGCGAAGCTTCCTACCGCGTCCATCGCGCCTTCCATGGCGGACGTTCCGTCCAGCGCCTGCTTCCCGAAGGACCCCACGGCGCCGGCGGCCGCGCGCGCGCCGCCGGCCAGGGCGGATACGGCACCGGCCGCCGCCTTGGCCTCGCCGGCGCCGCCGATCATCCGGGCGAACCCGGCGATCCCGGAGACCGCCCCGGTCACGGTGGTCAACGCCTTGGCGCCCACCAGCACGGCGCCGATGGCTTCCACGGAGACGCCGATCGCGTGGATGTGCTCGGAGATGAAGGCGAAGACCGACTTGGCCGTCGACATCCAGCCATCGAGGTGTGCCTTCACGTAGCCCATGGCCTGAATGACGAGGGGCAGTAGCCCGCTCTCCAACTTGGCGATGGCCGCCGTGAACGACGCGCCCACCTGGCGGCTCAAGTTCTGCGCCTTCTCGAAGTTGGCGAGGTCCCCGGCGCCCAGTACGCCGCCGGCCATCGCGGCTTTGATGGCTTCGGGTCCCTGCTTGAGCAGGCGCATGAGGTCGGCGGCCTGGCCCCCGCGGATCGACATGGCCTGCATCAGCTCGCCGATCCCGAGCTTCCCCTTCTGCGCCAGGCCGGCGAGCTGCTCCAGCGTGGCGCCCGGGCCCTTGGTCAGGTCGACGCCGAGTTGCTTGAGGATGTTGCCGCCCCCGCGACCCGCCTTGCCGACCGACTCCTCCATGCGGGTGGCGGCGCGCGACATCGACAGCAGGATGCGCTCGGCCTCGCTTCCCTCGATGCCGACGCCCTGGAAGGCCTGCATGAGGCCGCTGGCGTGGCGCGCCGACAGCCCCGTGACCTCCGAGATGGTCCGCACCGACCCCATGAACTCGTTGGCCCCGCGGATCAGCCCCGGGAACGAGAAGGCCGCGCCGATCAGCCCGGCGGCGCCGGCTACCTGGAGGATCCGGGTGCCGAGGCCCGACAGCGACCCGACCAACCTCTTGGCGGCGCCGGCGATGCGGTCGATCCCGCCGGAGGCTTCGTCGTCGTTGATCTCGAAACGCTCCTCGATGACCACGCTCTCGTCGGCCATCGGTTACCCCCGCCCCCGCGCCGCGTCGCGCTCGGCCACGAGGTACTCGCTCACCGCTTCCTTGAGGGTGACGAGATCGGATAGCGGCAGTGCGAGCACCTGGTCCATTGGCTGGTTCGCGTACCTCCCGAGGAAAGCGACGCCCTTCCAGATCTGCCGGCGCACGCCTTCCAGGCCGTGCGATACCCGAAGGATGAGGGTGACGAGCCCGGCCGGGACTACTCCTCCGTCGTCCCGGCTTTCAGAAAACTCTCGGCGTCCTCCTGGTCGAAGCTGTGGACCTTCTCGAAGGCCATGAGCACGAGGCCCCGGGCCTTCGGGTTGAGCTTCTCCCAGGCGGCCTGCGTGGTGTGGGCGCCGAGCGACACGGCCTCGCCGTTGATCGACGTGATCGACGCCTGCGCCATCTCGAACGACACCTTGATCGGGTTCATGTTGGCGCGGCGGCCCGCGGCGTTGATCTCCCCGGTGGTCAGCTCCTGGAGGGTGAACTCCACGAGGCCATCGGTGAAGGGTTGCAGGGCCTCGGGCACCGGCCAGCGGTGTTGCCGGCGCGCCACGGGCTGCGAGGCGCGCGTGAGGTCGCGCGCCGAAGTGATGGGGGTCGGGTCGTTCGGCATTGCTGGTCCCTCCTACTGCGGGTGGCGGCGGACGCCTAGACGAAGGCGAGGTTGCCGGACTTCACGTTGAGCGTGGTGGTCGCGAAGGCGTCGCGGCCCGGCACGCCCAGCGGGATGTTGTCGAAGACGACGTCGCGCACCACGCCGAGCCGGCTGACGCCGTTCGGGAAGTTGAAGCGCGCCTGGATGCTGAACTTCGTCCCGGGCACGCGGCGGGTGCTGCGGTCCAGCACGTCGTTGATCAGGTTGATGATGGTGTCGTCGTGGAGGTGCAGCTCCAGCTTGCCCGTCACGCCCTTGTAGATGTCGTCGAAGTCGTCGCTGGTCTTGCCGAGGTAGCCCTCCTGCAAGGCTGTCATCATGACCTCCAGGTCGAACGACTTGACGTCGGTCAGCTCGCGCTGCACCGCGCTGGTCGCCGAGTCCACCAAGCGAACGACCACCTCCTGGCCCTTAATTCTTACGCCCACGGGAACCTCCTCCGAAAAGTCAAAGGCGCGGTCCTGGGTTGCCCCGAGAGCCGCGCCCTATCCCCGACCGTCTTACGGTGGGTGTAGCCGGTCGTTCCGATCCTGGAGGCTATCGCCCCCGGGGCCGGCTGTCAACTAGGCGGTGAGCTGGACGACGGTGCCGGCCGTGCCGGCCGCTCCTGCCACGCCGGTAGCCCCGACCTTCGCGCCACCCGCGCCGCCGTTCGCGTCGATCGTGCCGGCGCCCGATTTCCGCCCCGTCACCAGGTAGACGACGCCGCCCTGGCCGCCCGCGCCGCCGCCCGCGTTGTGGGCCGCCGAGGTGCCGGCCGAGCCCGCGCCGCCGCGCGCGTGGATGGCGCCCTCGTTGACGAGGTTCTGCACGGCCACCACGAGCCCCCCGCCGCCCGCGCCGCCGCCGCCGCCGCCGGCGTCCTCGTTGTCGCCCGCGCCGCCACCGCCGCCCGCGCCGCCCCCGATCATCAGCACACCGCCGTTGCCGATGGCGTGTCCGGTGAGCGCGGCGTGCAGGTCCCGCAGCCCGCCGCCCTTGGCTACGAGGGCGGTGGTCGCACCGCCGCCGCCGCCCGCGTGCGTGCCGTCACCACCGCCAGCGCCGCCGCCCTGGGTCGCGGTGGCGAAGGTCTGCGTCTTGGCCGCGCCAGCCGCGCCCACGCCCACGCCGGAAGACCCGGCGCCGCCCGCCCCGCCCGCGCCGAGCGTGCCGTTGGCGTTGCCGGCGGCACCCGCCGCCCCCCCCGTTCCCGCCGAGGAAGCCCCGGCCGCCGCACCGTCGTTGTGGATGGTGCCGTTGTTCGACAGCGTGCCGTTGCAGAGTACGCGGAAACCCGCGCCATTGAGGGCCGCGCCCACGGCGATAGAGGACCCGTCACCGAGGTAGAGGTCGCGGGTCAGCGTGTAGACGCCGGAGGCCGGCGCGAGCCCCAGCACCGTCGCCACGCCGTCGAACGCAGCCGCACCGTCCGACCCGTCGCCGTAGTCGGCGGCCCCGCCGGCGGCCCCGCCGGTGTTGCTGTGGAACGTGGCGGCCGTGCCGTCCGCCAGGGCGTCGATCTGGAACTGGCCCGCGATGGCGGGGTCGTAGGGCGCGGGACCGAGCAGCGCCGCCGTGACGTTGGCGACGGTGTCCAGGATGATGGCGATGCCACCGGTGTGCAGCGCGCCCTTGTACGGCGCGGGCAGCGTGAAGACGCCGTCGCCCTTGTACGTGACCTTCGTTGCGTGTGCCATGGTGCTGCTCCTTGGTCGGGGGGCGCGCCGCGCGCGCCGCGGTGGTTGTCGCCCGCGCTACTGCGGCGGCGTGTTGGTACTCATCCCCGGCAAGGTATCGCGCTTGAGAGGCGCGCGCAAGAGAGGCATGTTCGCCTGGTCCGGGGTCTTTGCTCCCTTCCGGCTGTTGCAGGATCTGCACGCAGGCACAATGTTCTCGATGTCGTGGGGGCCGTGTTGCTTGAGCGGGATGACGTGGTCCAGAGTGAGGCGCATCGGCCGATCCCCGCAGTATGCACACTGATGATCAAACAACTCCAGCACCAGTTTCCACTCGGCACGGGTAAACGCACCTTTGGCCCCACGCAACCGGGCGCGGCGCTGATGCGCGTCCGCCTTCATACGGCTAGGGTCTCGCGCGTATTCAGCCTGGGCGCGGGCATTGGCGCGCCTTTTGGCTGCTGGCGTCCGCCATTTGGCAAGGATCTGTTCTCGGTTGGCTGCGAAGTACGCACGGGCGCGCCTCCGAGCGGCTTCCTGTTGTGCTGGGGGCCGGGGTCGCCCGTCTCGTTCTCGTGCTTCCTCCGGGTGCTGCTCACGCCACCGCCGGGCCCCGGCAGCCTTGCCCGCCGCCGGACGGCCACGCTGTTCTGCCGCTTCACACTCTCGACAGCGCGCTCGTAGGTGCCGGACACCCCCGCGAGTGCGCGCCCCGAACGCCCCTCTCGGCAAGGTACGGCCGCACCCGTTACAGGGCTTCTCATCAGGCGCGATGTAAGGCAGCACCTTGACTCCGAGGCGGTGCGCGCGCACCCGTACGGCCTTTGGGGTCCTGGCGAGTGCGCCCGCGATCTTCTCCCCGGAAAGTGGATAGTCTCGCCGGATCAGATCATCATCTGTAGGCGTCCAAAGACGACCCCGTGGCATGCCGCCAGTATAGTAACGATGTGCCCTATTGGGGAGGGGTGTTCGAAATGACCACGGTCGGGCCGACGCTCGCAAAGATAGTAATGTCGTTGCCCTCGAAGAGCGTCTGGACGTTGAGGCCGACGATGAAGATGCCCTGCGCCTCCAGCGCCGTGGTGTTGAGCTTGAGGTTCAGGTCGTAGCCCTGGATGCGCTGCAACGTCGGGTTGTCGGTGCTGAGCAGCTCCTCCAAGAAGCTGATGCCGGTCGTGAGGATGCCGTCCTTCCACTCCTCGGTGACCGGTTGCTTGACGAAGATCTGCCAGCCCTGCACGAGCGTCTGAGTGATGTAGTCGTCCATGCGGCGGCGTGAGATCGTCTTCTGGCCGGCCACCAGCGACGTCGTGATGCCCGACTGGAAGACCATGCCGACGTTCTTCTGGAGCTTCGGCGCGCACACGCCATTGGCCCGGAGGTTGATGTAGTCGGACATCTGGAGGCCGGAGACGCCTTTCTGGAGCGCGATGAACGGGGCCGTCAGGTTGGTGACGGCCTCATCCTCCTGGCCGGGGTTCCGCTCGGGCGGCAGCATCGACAGGATCGACGCCATCATGCCGTCGGACGACACGTCGATCACGCCGGTGAGCGACGGCAGCGGGCCGGCGGCCAACGGCGTGGACACGCCGTCCAATTCCGGGATGAAGGTCTGCACACCCGGCCAGCAGTAGAACACCGACTCGTCCCGGTTGGCGCCCACGCCCGGGTCCGCCCCGGCCGTCGCGTTGGCGACGGTCTGGACGTGAAGGTCCGGCGAGATCAGGCCCACACGCGGCAGGCCCTGCGCGCGCGCGGCGACCACGTGGGTCTTGATGGCCGTCCGGTTGTGCGCGGACTTTCGCGCGGCCCACACGATGTTGACATCGGCGGCAGGGTCATCCTCGGTGAGGAGCGCGCCGATCGCCGCGTCGTAGAGGGTGTCGAACGCCGAGGAGTAGGCGACGTTCGCGCCCTGCACGGCGTTCGTGTAGTGGATCGCGGCGGACGGGTGGCACGCGATCGACAGGCCCGACAGCGGGTCCCAGGTCGTGGCCGTGGCGGCCGGCGCCGCGACGGTCGGGGGGATCACGGTGCCCTGCGGGATGTCCCCGTCGGCGCCGGCGCCCGCCGTGACTGTGGAGGTCGGACGCGCCGGCACCGTGTAGCCGGTGGTCGAGGCGAAGTTGTGGTTGCCCCCAGTGTCCGCGGCGGCCGCGGGGTGGACGCGGTAGGCGCGCGCGGCTGCCGATCCGTTGAAGTTCGTCCCGTCGAGCTTCTCCAGCACCAGCACGGTGTCGGACGTGACGGCCTCGACCCGGTAGGTGCCGGCGTCCGCGTCGGTCCCGTAGATGCCGACCACCGCGATGTCGCCGACGGCCACGGGCGCTGCGCCGCTGACGAAGTGTGCGGCGGCGTCGGTGAGCGTCTGCGTCGCCGCCGCGCCCCCGTTCGAGATCGTGGCGCCGGTTCCCGTCGCGTACGCCGGATCCGCCGTGAAGGCGATGGGCCCGGCGTTCCGCAGGATGTTGGCGCCCCCAGAGAACTGTGTGCCGGGCTGCACGAGCGCGGCCTGCATGGGCACCACGGGGATCGGGTGCGTGTCGTCGACGTTCCCGGGCAGCACCCGGAAGCCCCGGATCGCCTTGCCCGAGGCGATGTTGACGCCGGCCGCGACCAGGCGCGAGTACGTCTTGTTGCGGATCTCGCCGATGCCGTTGCCGCCGCTGTTGCCCCACTCGCCGATCGTGGGATCCAGCGCGCCCATGAGTCGCGCGATGTCGGAAGGCGTATCGGCCTCGACGGGGCGGCACTTGGTCGTCACGGTCCCGGTGGTGTCGACCGCCACCGCGTAGGTGCAGTCCGCGAACTCCCCGACGATCGCCGCCACTCCCGTACCCACGCCGGTGAGGGGGCCCGGCGGCACGAGATCCACGACGTTGATGCCTTCGATGGCGGCGAGGACGTCAGCCCCGGGATCTTGAGGGAAGCGGCGATTGAAGCTCAAGGAAGACCTCCTGTGGCGGGGACGTCGCGGGCGCTACCCCCAACGAGTATCACGGCTAGGGGACCGGCACAACCGCCGCCGGGCCCACGACCGAGCGGATGGTGATGGGGAGGCCAAGGGGCCGCCGGAGGATGCGGATCACCGGGATGACGCCGGTGCAGTGAAGCGCCCCATCCCGACGGTCCGCCTGCACGGACTCGGCGTCGTCCAGGTACTCGTCTTCCAGCAGCGAGTAGACGGCGCGCTCGCCGAAGTAGAAGGGCAGATCCAGACGCACGCCGTAGGCGAAGTCGTAGGGCGTCATGGCCTGTTGGATGAGGTCGAAGATCTCGGCGCGCTGCGCCGTGTCCACGCACTTCACCGTGATGCGGATCGGCGCCACGTACTCGCTGGCCTTCACGAGCAGTAGGCCGGGGGGCAGGCGCGCGGCCTCCGCGGGATCAATCGGGACCGAGGGCGTGAAGGCGCTGGCGTCGTACCGGCCCCGCCCGTCGAGCCGCACCAGCACGGCCGGGTAGCGCGCGACCCACTCCTGGGAGGGCCAGTTGGCGTAGGCGGCGCGGATCCGCACCTCGCGACCGCCCTCGGCCACGGCGGTCTGCTGCGACAGGTATTCGGCGAGCCCCCGACACAGTGCGGTCCGCACGTCGGACTCGCGGCGCACCGTGCGCACGATCGGGACGCGCGGGCCGTCCACCAGGACGGTCGTGGGTTCCGGAAGCTCGCCGCCGTAGACGAGTGCCTGCTCCGACATCACGCGCCCCCCGCGGCGGCACGCCGCAACGCGCCCAGCAGCTCGTCGGTCATCGCCCGGGTCATCTCCGCCAGGGAGCCCCGCGCCACGTACCGGCCCGCAATGCCGCGGCGCGCGATGGCGCGGGCGATCGGGAACGCCGCCGCCTTGGCCGCCGCCGCCGTGAGGCTGAGCTTCCGCAGGGCCCATTCGGCGATGGCCTTGAGCGGGGGCGCACGGCGTCCGGCGCGCCGCCCGAACTCGATGACGCCCGCGTAGAGCGCGGGGTTGTAGACGCGCTGCCCGCCGTCTGTTGGTTCCGTCCGCCAGGCGCCCCGGTAGGCGCCGGTATTGAAGGCGCCCTTCTCCGCGGTCACGCGCTGCGCGATCGACACGCACCGCTCGCCCCCCGCCGCCAGGCCCACGCGCGCGGCCCCGCGGAAGCGCGCGCCGAGACGGCGGTGCCAGTCGGCCAGATCCTGGAGGCGGATGCGCGTAGTCCCCACGCTATCCTCCCGGCGCCCCGTCGCGCGTCCGCTCGCCGAGGGCCTTGGTGAGCCGCACGGACCACATGAAGCGATCGGCCGCGAGGAAGGGCGCGCCCGAGATGTTGAACCGGCGCAACCGCGCCGGGCGCCCGTCCTGCCGGCGGAACTCGATCTCGTAGAAGAAGGACACGTCCGGCGGGGGGCCCTGCCCCACCTTGTCGTCGGCGTCCCGCCCCAGCAGCATGTCCTCGGTGTAGCGATCCGGGCTGATCTGGTCCACCACGAGATCCGCGCCGATCTCCTCCAGGCCCGCCTCCGTCGTAACCTCCCGGAGCGATAGGTCGCGGATCCGCGGCGTCGGCAACAGCGCGCGCTCGTCCAGCAGCAACTCCGTACCCACGCCGCGGCGCCCCTCCGACCACCGCGTCCGCACGATCCGCACGATGTACAACCGGAGCCCGAACTCGGTGTACAGATCGCGCAGCTCGTCGGCCACCGGCATGAGGTCGGCCGTCAGGGTCTTCCGCACGTCCAGGTGCTCCAGGTCGGTGAAGCCGCCGGAGGACGGAAGGACGGGAACAAGCGGCCAGCGGTTCTGCGCCACGCGCTACCCCGACGTCGCGACCGACCGCGCGGCCCCCGCGTAGCGCTGGCCGTAGGCGAAGAATGGGCACCCGAGCACACCCGCGAGTTGCCCGCCCCAGTCCCGGTACTCCTTGCGCAGCAACCCGGGCTCGTTCTCGCGGGTCTCCAGCTCGCCGAGCTTCGAGGCGGCGAGGTGCCCCTGCGCGCGCACCAGGCGCTCGTTGATGCCGTCCAGGATGTTGAGGATCTGCCGGAGGATCGGGATGGCGCCCTCGGTGATCCGGCTCATGCAGTCCTCGACGACGAACAGGTACTCGACGGGCAGCGGGGTGCCCAGGGCCATCGACGTCCCCAAGTCCTGGAGCGGGTAGCCGAGGTGCCACTTCACTCGGATCCGTTCGTCAGGCGTCAGGGGCATGGGCAAAAAAACCTTCCCGCGGCGCGCGGGCGGCGGGCGCCGCTTACTTCACGATGAGCGGGTCGATCTCCTCGTGCTCCAGGCCGGCCCGGAACAGCCCGGCCAGCGCGTCGGCGCCGTAGTGCTGCTCGCTCAGGATCTTGCCCTCCCGGAAGAGAGTCATGTGCCCCGCGTGCGACATCGTGCGGTCCTTCTTCACGCGGTAGCGCCGAAACGTCACGGGCGCGGGCGGCGGTGGGGTGGCCTGGTCCGGGTCCGGCGCGATCTTCGGCGCGGGCTTCGCGCTGGGCGCCGCGGCCTTGCGCGCCTGCGTGGGCGTCTTGCCCTCGGGCGTCGGGGCGTTGCCGAGCTTCGCGGCTTCGACTGGATCCTGCGGTTCCGGCGGCATGGTGCGGTCCCTCTCCTCTGGCGTGGCGGCGGTTAGGCGACAGCGCCGCGCGGCTCTTCACAGATCGCAGGCCCGTAACCGACCTGTTCCCCGGTCGTCCGGTAGTGAGCCCGCAACACACGAGAGCCGCGCGGCAGACGCGCCGGGAGAACGCCGTGAAGCGGCCTCCCGGCAAACGGCCCGTGCGGACGTTGTGGACCCGTGAGGGTCCGCGTACCCGCATGGCTGCCTGGTGCGCCCGGAGGCGCACAAACGGACCGCGCAAGACCAAGGGACCGAAGTCCCAAGACCCCGCCGGCACCCGCAGGGCAGAGCCCCGCATCGCCGGCAGGAACGCGCGACCCATGGACCGACCCGTTGGCGTAGTCGTAACGCGCGGTCACAACCCGGGTACGGTGGCACGCAGAGAATCGACGCCAGTCTATCTCACAAGGCCCGAAGGCGCGTGCGCTTATCGCCGATCCGAAGATCGGCACAAGCCGGCCGAAGCCGGCAAGAGGGTGGAACCCGCGCCCCCTACGCAGACCGGCGGCGGAGGGGGATCCGGCCGGTCGGGCGTCCGTGGGCGCGCGCTCCATGGACACGACCTTATCAGATCGCGGGCGCGGGTCAAGCGGCGGAAACAGGGGGAGGCCGGGGATGATCGAGAGCATGGCCTCCTGGACCTGCTTCCACTGCGGCGAGTCGTTCACCGACCGCAAGCTCGCGCACCGCAGAACCGATGCCAGTGGGGAAGCTGTGTGGTCTATTTTCCTTATGCGCGAGGGAAAAGGAGTAGTGTGAGGACCGATTGATCGCTGCCCTCTATGTAGCCGAGCGCGGGTGCTACTTCGGCCTGTCCGAGGTGGACCCGTGGCCTGCCACGCGCGATGCACGGCTCTACGACGGGCCGCATCCGGTCGTGGCCCACCCGCCGTGCGAGCGATGGGGGCGGTACTGGGGTGGTGGCCCATCGGCGCGCGTCAAGCGCGTGAAGGGCGACGACGGCGGATGCTTCGCCGCTGCGCTCGCATCAGTGCGGAGATGGGGGGGCGTGCTGGAACACCCGGCCGACTCCGCGGCATGGGACGCATTCGGGCTACGGCGCCCGCCCTGCCATGGCGGATGGGTCGTTGCGGACTGGCTTGGTGGGTGGACGTGCCGAGTCGAGCAAGGGCACTACGGGCACCGCGCGCGCAAGGGAACATGGCTCTACGCCTGTCGCGTCGGCCTGCCTTCGCTCCGGTGGGGACGGTCAGTCGCCAGCGTGAGGCTCGATGAGGGATTCCACTCAGCCGAGGAGCGACGCCGCGCCGTGCGCACCGGCGTGTGCCAACGTCTAAGCGGGTCGCAGCGAGCTGCGACCCCGGTTCCATTCCGCGACCTACTTCTGTCCATCGCGCGGTCCGCTACCTAGCCCGCT